CGCAGGCCGTGTTGCAGATGCTCGACAGCCGCCGCGATGATGGCATGGCGCGTGAGCCTGATCTTGGACAAGACCAACGGACGCCAGAAGGCTATCCGGTAGATGATGAGATTCCATTTTAGGAGGGAAGAGCATGATTGAAAGCCTAACAAAGCTATTCGCAAAAGGCTGGATGAGAACCTTCACGCTGCGCTATTATTCGGCTGATGTTGAGGCATCTTGGACATTTGACGATGAAGGCTTGGTCAATCCCTCATTGCAAATCGTTTACAATAGAAGCCTTCGGATAAACGATGAAATTCACGATGAAAACTTCTGGCTTTATCTATCGCCACAAGATGCCGCCGCCGTTGGCTCAGTTTTGACCGCGTGGGCAGAAAGCTACGGGGAAAAGCTATGACATGGCAGGGTCTTGTAAGATATGCGGCGCGCCTGGTTCCTTCGGGTTCCAGCCGCCCGGAACCAGATCGCAGCGCAAAGAAAGATGGATCGCTTGGGCCTGCGCCGAGCATCGAGCCGAAGTTGAGGCTCAATGGCTCGCTCACACCAGACCTGACCGCGCGCGCCCATCGCCTGCACAACAGGAAGGCCGAGGCAGCGAGGCGGTATCTCAAAACACACGAGATACTGGCCAAGGGGAACTGTTTTGATGTGTAGTGAATGGCGTATTGATGCAAAGAAGATGCTGCGCGAAGGTTTGGGCGTTGAAGATATAGCAATTAGGCTATCTGTGCCGGTTGATGACGTGAGGGCCTTTGTTCGGGCGCTTAGGGCGTCTGGTCGGCTATCTGTAGTCCTATTTGGTAGGCGGTATCGTGGCCAAGAGAGTTGACCGTGAAAGCCCCATACAGATCGCAATCGTGCAATACCTTCGCGCCGTTCTGCCGCCGGAAAGCATCGTTCATCATGCCAAGGGCGAGATTAACAAGCGGGGCCGGTCAGTGATGATTGAACTTGCCAAGGCCAAGCGCAAAGGAGCGATGGCCGGGTTTCCCGATCTAGTCGTTCTAGCCCCAGACGGGCCGATGTTCTTTGAGGTCAAGGCCGAAGGGAACTACGCCTCACCGGCCCAGAAGGACATGCACGAGCGCATGAGGGCTATGGGCTATCGTGTGGCCGTGGTCCGGTCAGTTGATGATGTGCGGGAATGGTTGGGGGAATGGGGTGTTGAGAGCCGCGACACGGGGCCGTGACGACAGACAAGAACGGACAGCTAAGGACGTGGCCGGACATACGTTATAAAAAAATTGACAAAACGCATCGCGCAAGTTGACATTTGCGCGGTGTTTCTGTTTTATGAGCCTGCAACAAATCCATAGAGGAGAGAACCATGGAAATGAAAAAAATGAAGGTGACGCCGGTTCAGGCGCAACAGTGGCTTGATACCGCGAATATTGGGAACAGAACCCAGTCGCACCCAAACGTCGCAAAGTTCGCGGCAGACATGCGTCGTGGCGACTGGCGAAATACACACCAAAACGCAATTGCATTTTACGATGACGGGACGCTTGCAGATGGTCAGCACCGTCTCGCGGCAATTGTTCAATCTGGCGTTCCGATTGAAATGTTTGTTGCTTATGGCCTGTCTCGCAAGGATGGCAGTGTTATTGACCAAGGACGCCCGCGCAGCGCAGCCGATGCCCTGAAAATTGGCGGCCTTGTGTCTATGGACAAATATCACACACAAGCCGTTGCCATTGTGAAAATGGTTTTGTGGGCAGAGCATAAGGTGTCGTCAATGAGCGTGTCTCAGGCAGCAGATGCCATTCACGCGATGCGAGAGGGAATTGACTTTGCCTGCCACAAGACGGCTGCGATGAAGGGACCTGGCTTAAGAACTGCCCCCGTTTTCGCGGCCATTGCGGTTGCGTTCTATCATGTAGACACTGACAAGCTAGAACGGTTTTGCCGTGTTTTGTGTTCTGGGATGCCAGAAGTCAAAGAAGATGAAATGCTCATTCGTCTTCGCAATTGGTTGCTGGTTTCATCTGGTTCTGGCGGCGGGAATGTGAGGATCGAGCGGTATCAGACTGTGATGAAAATCATTGATGCTTATGACAAGGGTCTGAATATATCGCGCATCGTCAAAGCAACCCAAAACACATTTAAAACTGGTATTTTTGACGATTGACAGGTTCTCTTTGCCCAAAGCAACAAGCCCCAGCGCGAGGCCGGGGCTTGATTTTCCGCAGGTTAGGCGGTAAGAACGTAGCACGACAAATGCTAAGGATTGTCTAGCACGGGTGGTTCCCTGTGGCAAGCCTTGGCCCTGACAATGAAGGGCAAATATGAACGGGCTTCCGTATTACAAAGCTTATCCGCGCGACTTCGTAGAAGGCACCATCGGAATGCCTTTTGAAGTCAAGTGCGCCTATCGCGTAGTGATAGACTTGATCTACATGCAGGGCGGTCATCTTCCAGACGATGATAGATATATATCTGGCCATCTTGGATGCAGTATTCGCAAGTGGAAAAGCATAAGATCAGACCTGATTGAAAGTGGCAAAATAGTGGTTTTAGGCGAGTTTCTGACGAATAAACGGGCAGATAAAGAGCTTGAAACTCTCGCGAAACTTCAAGAAAAACAGCGTGAAAACAGGTCGAGACCTAATAAAAACAAAGACTTACAATCACCACGGTCCGACCATACAGAACCAGAACCAGATATAAAAGAAGATACTAAAGTATCTTCCAAAAAAACACGCGGCTCTCGGCTGTCGGATGATTGGGTTTTGCCAAGGGAATGGGGCGAGTGGGCGCTGGCCGAAGGATGGCCAGAACAGGTGATCCGTGATCAGGCAGATAGGTTCAGGGACTACTGGATTTCTAAGACAGGCCAAACGGCAACAAAACGAGATTGGTCTGCCACTTGGCGCAACTGGATGCGCAACAGCAAATCTCCGAAAGTTTTTAAAGGAGGTCAAGATGACCAAGCAACTCGCAGTAATGACCGGCTTCAACGCATTATCTCCGCAGCAGCAGGAGGCACATCGGGAAAAGATTGGGGTTAGGGCGCAAGCCATTCTTGGCCAGTTCTGGCGCGATGACGCAACGCCGGATGCGGTCCAGGCTCTTGAATTGGAGGGCTGGATGGACGTGCTGGAGAATTGCTCTCACAGCGAAATTCGCAAGGCTTGGGCAACCTACCAGCGGACAGGGCCGAGAACGCAGAGCGGGAAATTGTATAAGCCCGACGCTGGCGCGCTCTACCGGATCATTCATGCAGCGCGACCCAAGCCGCGCGTCGTTTCTCAGCAAGAGCAGGAATGGACAGAACCCCGCGTGACCGCAGAAGCTGCTCAAGACATTCTCAAGTCGGTTGGGTTCAAGGTAAACAAATTCGGAGGGGTGGGCGAATGATTGAAACATGGGCGCAGATCACGCGCCGTCAGGAGGCAGAGCGGCTGGCCATACTAGACGTGCTGGCCTCTGCTGGCCTGACCCAATCAGAAGCCGCCACAATCCTTGATATGAAACGCACAGCCTTAAATAACGTGATCAGCCGGTCAGGAATGAATTGGCCCTACTCAAAGCAAGGCATGAAGTCACGACCGAGTAATGAGGTTCGTCAGATCGCGGAAGCTGCAATCAACAAATGGAGAGAAAATGGCCTATAACGACACAACCGGTCACCGTCGCCTCTGGGCTGCGGTCTTGTATGAAAACCTGCGATGCGCTGCTGGCAATGTGAGCGCACTTAATGGTGGTAGAAACCCGCACTTGGATGTGGGCCGCGCCACTTCTTGGCTTGGAACTCAAGACTTCCATATGGTTTGCGATCTGGCTGGCATAGATGCAGGATCGGCTGTCAACGCAATCAAGGCAGGCAAATTTGACAAGAACGTATTGGCAAGACAGTGCCGACTATCAATTCACGCCCGAGAGCGAATTTGATTGACACACTACATAACGGCGGCGTAACAAAAAGAGGCGGCGATGCTTGCAACATCCCGCCCCACGACCAGGCTCAAAATCTGAAAGGAACAGCCCGATGACCAAATCCCTACCGCACATCGATCTCTTCATCAAGACGCTGGGTATGCACCCGGTATTTCAGACGGCATGGAAGCCCTCCGATCTGGCCAAGGAGGTGCCGTTCTGATGGGCCTCGCAAAATACAGACAGCATATTGCCAGCAAACAACAAACGGCAATCATGAATGGCTTTCAGACTCAGAGCCTCAACGATCACATGAAGCACCACCAGAGAGTGGCTGTTGACTTCGCACTTGAGAGAGGTAGTGCCGCGTTGTTTCTTGATACCGGCCTTGGCAAGTCTCTTTCAGAATTGGAATGGGCGCGGCAAGTGTCCGACGAAACCGGAAAGCCGTCACTGATCCTGACGCCTCTGGCAGTGGCTGGTCAGATGATCCGCGAAGGACAGAAGTTTGGCATTGATGCGAGGCAGATTAAAGAACAGGCTGATGTCGGTGCCGGTATTATGGTGGCGAATTATGAGCGATTGCCTAAACTTGATCCAGATGCCTTCGGTGGCATCGTCCTTGATGAAAGCAGCATTCTGAAATCATTTGCAGGCCAGACACGCAATCGTCTAATGGATGCTTTCGGCAACCATCGTTTCAAACTGGCCGCAACCGCGACACCATCGCCAAACGATCACATGGAACTCGGCAACCATGCAGAATTTCTAGGTATCATGCGCCAGCAGGAAATGCTTTCTCAGTGGTTCATCAATGATACCAGCACCGCCTCGCAAGAATGGCGGCTCAAAGGCCATGCTGTCGAGGATTTCTGGCAATGGGTATCATCATGGTCAAGATGCGCAACTCTGCCATCGGATCTTGGTGGCAATGATGATGGATATATCTTGCCTGATATTGATCGGCGTATCCATATTGTGGAGGCGGATCGTCAGCAGAATATTGACGATGGCATGTTGTTCCGCATCCCGGAAATGTCCGCAACCAGCTTTCACAAGGAAAAGCGTCTGACACTCAAGGAGAGATGCGAGAAAGCCGCCGAACTTGCGGATCATGATCAACCAGTGACGATCTGGTGTGAAACCAACGAAGAAAGCGAAATGCTCGGAAAGATCGTCAAGGATGCTGTTGAGGTTCGTGGAGATCAGTCACCAGAAGAAAAGGAGCGCCGCCTACTTGGGTTTGCAGATGGAGACTTCCGCGCGATTGTAACCAAGCCAAAGCTGGCAGGTTTCGGCGTCAATTGGCAGCATTGCTCACACGCTGTCTTCGCATCAATAAGCTTCAGCTATGAGCAACATTATCAGGCCGTGAGAAGATCGCATCGTTTTGGGCAGACAAAGCGCGTCAAAAACGATATCGTTGTGGCCGATACTGAAGACACAATCTGGCAGACCATCAACATCAAGGGCAAGAAACACGACGAAATGAAAACACGCATGGCCGAGGCCATGAAGAAAGCACAAATCACAGGCAAAGTCAGAACAGCATACAATCGACCACTCGATCTGGCCTTCCCTGAATGGATAAAAGAGGAGAGATAACATGAAACAGCCAGAATACTCAGGAACAGGATGGGCGATCCATGATAGTGATTGCATCGAAGGCATGTATGCCA